TTCCAAACAAAAAGACTCCAACAGAGATTCACAAGGCTAAGCAAGCAGCTGACCTAGTCAACCATATTGTGTTCAAAGAGAACAGTGGTTGGGAAGTTCTGAATACATGGGTAAAAGCTTCTTTGTTGTGGAAGAACGCCATTATTAAATGGGCGTATGTCAAAGACTGTGACTATGAATTTGAAGAATATGAAGAAATAAGTCAGGAAAATCTTGACTTGCTTCTTGCTGAAGAAGGTATAGAGATTGTAGGAGAGTTAAAACTCGACCAGAAGGAAGATGCCTCTGGTATTACAATGATCTATAAAGACGTACGTATTCGTCGAGAGATTGACAAGAGTGGTGTAAAGCTTTCGGTTGTAGAACCTGAATCTTTCCGTATTACTCGTGATGCCAATAATCTTGATGATGCCGCTTTTGTTGGTATCCAACAGAACCTGACTCGATCTGACATCCGTAAGATGTGGCCTGATATCGCCGAAAAGATTGACTGGGATTCTGTGGGTGAGGGTTCTATTGATTGGGCAACCAAGTACACCGAAGAAGAAGCTGCGCGTAAGCGAGCTGTCGGTGAGGAATACTGGATTGGCGCTAACCGAAAAGAACTTTATCCTCTGGAAGCCAACCGTGAGGTGACATGTGTAGAGTGCTGGATTCGTGTAGACCGCGACGGTGATGGAATTGCTGAACTGAAGCATTTTATTATTGCTGGTGGTGCTATCTTACACGAAGAGGATGTATCCCGCATCCCGCTAGCGAGTATCTGCCCAATCGAAGTTCCACATGAATTCTTTGGTCTGAGCATGGCTGACATGGCTCGTCCAAGTACTTTGGCTACTACAGCTATTTTACGTGGATTCCTGGAAAACGTGTATCTCACGAACTACTCACCAAAGTTAGCTGACCCTAACGTGGTGGACTTCAGTGCGCTTCAGAATATGAAGCCAAAACAAATTATTGCTACTAACGGCACACCAGCCAATGCAGTATTCGCAATGCCTCCTGAGAATATCAGTATTCAAACTGTTCCTATGCTGCAAACTCTGCAACAACACAAGGAACAAGCTACTGGTCTCTCTAAAGCTGCTCAAGGTCTGAACGATACATTGTATGTGTCGGGTAACAGCCAAGAGAAGCTTGCAGCTGTACAATCAGCCACACAAATTCGTGTAGAATCTATTGCTCGTCGCTTTGCTGAGACAGGTTTCAGCCGCATGATTAGTGGTGTGTATCAATGTGCTCGTAAACACATCAAGACATGTAAGTATCTTGATGAACGTAATGAGTGGATTGAGCTTGATGCTTCACAATTACCTGCTTCTATGCACGTTCTTGTTGATGTTGACGTTGGGGATCACTCTAACACCAACACACTGAAGAAAATGTCAGTTATTGGTAGCCAAGTATTGCCAGCCCTCATTCAAGCGGGTGCAGGCGGTATTGTTTCACCAATGGCAGCAGCAAATATTGCAGCAAAGACAATCGAATCAATGGATCTTGATCCACTTGACTTCATTGTTGACTTCACTACCGAAGAGTTTAAGAAGAAAGCTGAAGAGTCTCGCGCACAAGATGAGCTTGCTCAGAAAAAGCAGAAAGAACTCGAAGAAGAACAAGTACGTGCTAATATCGATCAGATTAAGGCTAACGTTGAGTTCACTCGTGCTGAAGCTATGAACGTTTCTCAAGATAATCTCCGTCAGTTGTATGACACAATCGATAAATCTGACTCAAGTTGGGCTAAGTTGACTGTTGACATGGTAATTGCGGGTATTAAAGAGGGTATCACTGATGAGAAATCACTCATTGCACTGATTCCCCCACGTAGAACTACACAAGAACTTATTACTCTTGCAGGAGGTTTGGTTGAAGGCGCATCTGCTATTAAATCTATGGGGGAAACTCCCCAACAAGAAGCAGCAGAAGGTGAAGTACCTGCAGCGGGTGCAAACCCACTAGGCAACGTATAAAACATTTGGAGGACACTAAATGGATAAGTATCGTCAGGGCTTTGGGAAGAAATTCCAGCCCGACAACAAGAAACTACCGATTAACGAGGGGCAAGAAGCCCTTCGTAAGTCGCAGTTTGCAACTATTGAAAAAGAACAATTCTTTAATGATGCGTACGCAGATATCTTGAGTGATATCTTCGTGCAATGGCTTAAAACGGGGCATCACGAAAAGGAAACACGAGAGTATCTCTATGCAACAGCAATGGCGCTAGGCTCCGTGAAAGACCGACTGATCAAGATTGAAACATTCGGTAACAACGTTCCATTTATGGAAAAACACAACCCAGTTAAGCAGGAC